GCCCAGGTGATGAAAATTATCCGGGACCAGCGCTCCTGGACAGAAGATGAGCGCCGAAAGGAAGAACAGCACGACAAGGACATGGAAGAGCATTGAGCCTCGTCCTATGATGCCGGCAGGGGAGGGGAGTACCTTTGTCGAAAATCTTACACATGAGTACATCTTTGGAAAAAAAGTTCTGGGAGTCTTCCAACTTCTGGACAACCCTTGCCCTCGCAGTAGGCGCAGCCATCGTCGCATTGGGCGGCGCCCAGTTTCCTGACGATGCCACCACCAAGATCGTGGCGGGCATCTTCGGCGTGTTCGCAGCCGGCAACATACTGCGCAACTACTTCAAGAACCTGAAGCTAACCGGCAAGTTCGGCGACCTTTTTAAGTCGTCCAACTTCATCGCTTCCCTGCTTACTTTCTTGGTGGGCGTTTTCCCGTGGTTGCCGGTGGAGCCATTGCAAGACTTGTTCGAGGCCATTGTTTCCGGCAACTTGCAGGCCATCCTCATTGCAGCCTTCAACATCGTCAATATCATCTACCATCTTTTCTTGAAGCCTAAGTTACAGGCATCGGTATAAGATTCTATATTTGCGCTCCAACAGGGCGGTGTATGAATCAGATAACCTCGGCAAATTATACACACCATCTCTATGAAGAAAGCATCTGCCAAGTCGCCTGCCATTACGGTGGGCATCCCTGTTCGTTCCTACCTGAAAAAATTACTGCACTGGAATCTTAACCTGCCCACCTCGGAAGCGATTGATATTGTACATTACGGGAACGATCCTCTTGTCAAGGTCATCGCCGGATCGCTGGTTGGAAAACTTGATATAGAGCAATTCTATTCACATGATGATGAATCGCCTGAAGATGGCTACTATGATGAGGAAATTAAGATCGTCATCAACCCAAGAAAATTTCACTACCAGCGTCTTCATCTTAATAGAGATACCAGTCGGTTCTTAGATAACTACCTGTACAGTGCATTCCATAGTCACATGCAGGTATTGATTCGAGCGCATGCATATACAAAGCTTTTCAACGAGAAAACATGTATTGAAATAATGTGCCAATTAACTGACATTAACGAAGATGATATTAGCTTCGATGCACTGAAAAAAGCAAGCTATCGGCTACGAAATTTAAAAAAAATAGACAACTTTCGGTAACAGAATTGTCTTGCGCTCAAAACGCCTTATTTTACTGGTGTTTCGGCGGCACGCTACGTAAACACTGGGTCCTATAAATTTTAACATTTGCCCACCGCCCACTGCCCACTCCACGCTTAGAACCGCCCACCGCCCACCGCCCACCGCCTACCGATAACACCCTGTCCTTTCCCCCTTGCCACAGCCCCCGCAACTTTGCGCCATGGCACTCACATCATTATCGGCTTATTGCGGCATGAACCTGCCCGGCGTGCTCACGCTGCGGTACGCGCCCTACACCTGGATAGACACATCGCTTTATGAGCGGCTGGTAACTTCGGAACACAACTGGAACGAAGCCATCCCATTCATAGACGAATATGACTGGCTCACTATGCCCTTACTGCACAGAAGCCGCAGCTTCAGCGAAAATCCGCAACGCACCGAGCAGGGCGTACACTATGAGCATGTGCTGGAAGGCGTGGTGCCCAACCTGCGCCCGGCAGTTTCCGGCCTGCTGGAAGAAATGGAGCAGTATCGGTATGTGTGCTTCCTCACCGACCGAAACGGCAAGCCCTGGCTGATAGGAACATACGACCATCCGATGAGCTTCAGCGCAGAAGCCACCACCGGCGGCGATGCCGGGCTGAACAGCTACCGCATTCGTTTTTTCGGGCAAAGTCCACGCCGAATGTTCGGCTACGACCCCGCATAACATTGCCGCCGTCCTTTCGGGGGCGCGCAGCAGCCTTGAAATTTGCCTCCATGAACCTACATTCACTCATAGCTCGTCGCGCTTTCATGCTGTCTCCGGCCATGCAGGAGGCTTACATGCCTCTGGCGTTTCGCCTGATGCAGGGTGAATCCGTAGATTTTCCCAAGGTATCGCCTGAACCTATCCGCGCCATGCTTCCGGCTACCGGAAAGCAAGTGCTGATGATGGACGACTGGGAAGATGACGATGAGTACGAAATGAGCGACCCCATGCCGGAAACCCAGGTAGTGATGATCTACCCGGTGAAAGGCATGATTACCAAGGAAGACCAATACTGTGGCCCTCGCGGAACAGAGTCGCTGATGCGCCTGCTCAAGAAGTACGACGCTATGCCCGAAGTAATGGGGCACATCCTTGAGTTCGACAGTGGGGGAGGGGAGGCTACGAACATCGAAACCGTAGCGCGCACCATACGCAGCCTGCAAAAACCAACTATAGCCTGGTACAACGGATACTGTGCCAGCGCAGCCTACTACATGGCCTGCGCCTGCGATGAGGTCTATGCGTCGGAAGAAACCGACGAAGTGGGCAGCATTGGCGTGTTGGTCTCTTTCGCAGATTTGAAGCCCTACTACGAAAACATGGGCGTTAAGTTCCACCAGGTATATGCCGATCAGAGCGAGCTGAAGAACAAACCGATCAATGACGCCTACGAAGGCAACTACGACGCTCTGAAAACAGAGATGCTGAACCCATACGCCGCCCGCTTTATCGCGACGGTGCAGGAGTTTCGCCCCAATCTGAAAGACGAAGACGCCTACAAAGGCCGCCTGTACATGACACCGGCGGCTATTAGCATAGGAATGATAGACGGCATGGCCTCATTGGATGAGGTGATTGGCCGCATACAAGTTCTCCACATTGAAAAACAACGAGATATGGGCCTCAACACCCTTTTCGGCGGCAAGCCCGCCCCCAACGCGCAGGAAATGACGCCCGCGCATGACGTAGCCGCCGACATACAGGCGCTCGAAGCAAGCCTGAATGAAGCGAAATCCGAGCTGGCCTCTCTTCGCACTGAACTCAATGAAATGCGCGCCGGCATCACCGCTGCCACGCAGGCCATTGAATCCATTCAGGAAGCCCGGCGCACCTCGCCCGGCGCCGCACCCGCTGCCGTTGCCGCTGCTGATACCGAACCGCCGCTTTTCGCGACCGGGGAGGAGGATGCGCTGGCCGCAATGGAAGCCGCCTTCGCAAAAACCGCCGCTGCGGATGACCGCACGCGCTTTTCTTAATTCACACTAATCGCGAAACACTATGGCACACACCATTAGCATCGAAGCAACCGCAGCGGGCCTCAGCCAATTCCAGCAGCGTTTCGGCACTCAGATCAACCAACTGATGCGCCAGGGCTTGGAGTTCGAGTCTGAACTGCCTTTCGTACCCGCCGAGTACGCCTACACGGGGCAAGACGTAGCAATCAGCGACATCTTGCAGCCGTTTCAGCACGGATTCACGCCGAACAACACGGAATCCTACGACGGCATCACTTCCTATCTGCGCCCCATCAAGGCCGATCTGGAATTCACCTCCGAGCAGTTGGAGAAAATGTTTTCTCGTTGGAAGGCCAACTGGTGGACGCCGGACAGCGCTCAGATTGAAAGGGGCTATGCATCCTACATCATCAACAGCGTTGTCGTTCCCAAGCTGACGGAAGAACTCAACCTCGCCTCCTGGTCAGGCGAATACGTGGCGCCCACGCCTCCCACGCCCGGCGCTGTGCTGGAATCTGTGGACGGTTTCGCGAAAAACATCGCCGATCAGATCACTGCCGGCAGGCTTTCCGAAATCACTACCGGCGCTCTGGTAGCCTCCACGATGGTGGACCAGTTGCGCGACTTCGTGAATGACATTCCCGGACCCTACCGGTACAAGGCCGGCAAAATCTTCATGTCGAAGACCCGCGCACAGCAGTACAGCGATGCCTACAAGCTCGCGTACAACGGCAATTCCTCTGTGATTGCCAACGCTGACGGCCTGCGCCTCCGCGTGGACGACTTCAACAAGACCATCGTCGGCATCACCGCAATGGAAGGCAGCGACCGGATCATCTGTGTATTCGATCAGGCGCCGAGCATGATTATCGGCACCCGCGAAGGATTCCCGCAGTACTTCCAGTTCCGCTTCCAGGAGTTCAATCGCACGCTCAAGTGCATGGCAGAAATCTACCGCTTCTACAGCTTCGAGACTTGCCTGCACATGTTCGTGAATGACCAAGAGTAATCGCTTTTTTCATACTAATCGAACTATTTTCGACAGCCCGGAGCCTCGCTCCGGGCGCTGTCATAAATCAAAAAAAACATGGCCAAAAAGACCACTTCTGAAGAATTCGCAACTGAGCGCGAGTCTCAATTAGCCGATGAAATAGCCCGCCTCAACGCCCAGCTCGACGCAGCCAAAGCCAACGGCGGCAAGCTGCTGGACGAAATTCCGGGCGAATACCGCATTGAAGGCTTCGAGACGCCCGACGGGAAGGTGCTTTCCGGCTCAGTGAAGTTCAAGCCTGGCAAAAAGCACATCGTAGCATTCGGCGCTCGCGTGAGCACCGAGGCGATGCTGAAAGTAGCCAACGGCGAACCGCTGACGCTGGAAGAAAGCGCGAAAAACCCGGCGCTTGTGAAAGCAGGCCGCGCAGCCGTTGAAGCCAAGCTCCAGAAGTGGATTCTTAACGGGGCCAATCTTTTCAATTTCACCGCTTAAAAGAATACGACAATGAAAGGTCCATTCAAATTCTTACTGCTTTTTTCCGTGCTGGCGATTGTCGGCGCCGGATTGATTGCGACTACCTACCAGGCGAATAGCATTGGGCAGGGGAGGTACTTCAACTATCCTGCCAGTGCAACTGGACAAGATACGCTCGCCAATGCCGATACGATCACATACGACGTGCCGTTCAAGGTCACTGACCTGAACAGGTATGAGCACAAGGTGCATGTGTATGCTTCCCGCCTTACCGGTACTGAAACGATCAAGATTTACCTGCAAGAGCAAATGTTTCTTGATAACTCGCTATCGCATTGGATAACGACCGATTCTATCATTGTAGGGGCCTTGGCATCAGGAGCTACAGCGACATACAACGCTATCACCACGAAGTCGCTTACCGGTACACGATTGCGATATTATGTCTTAGGCTCCGGCACCACCAGCTCTGCAATCATTAAGTGGCAAGGCTGGCTACGCAGAAAAGACGGCGCAGAATCCTGATTTTTTCACACTGAAAGATACGAAACACTATGTGTACGCTTCGCGCACTTACTCGTTCTTGTGGTCAGCCGGTGCCTCCGGGCGTGAAGCAGACCATATATCTCATTCCTGCCGAGGAAGTTACAACCTTCCCTGATGTGGTAGGCACTACGACTGCCGGCGACACCAAGCGCCTGGACGGTCCCTTCGTGATGAGCACCACGCCGGGCCTCGGCTATTGGCGTGCCATCACGGTGCTGGTTAATTCCGGGAATCACCGCAATACGCTCGCCGGCGAAATCGGCGGGCAGAAAATCGAACAGCGCTTCGATTTCTTCATACAGGGCAATGGCGCCGAACAAGCGGAGATGGTAGATACCTTGCTCTGCCAGTCAGGGTGCCTCATCGCTCTGATCCCGGCCAAGGATGGCAACTACCTGGTGATGGGCGACAAGGAAAACCCTGTGTACGTGGAAGCAGTAGAAGGGGGCACCGGCGGAGCCCGCAACGGCCACCAGTTCACGCTGTATGCTGATACAGGCTACACGCCGTACTACTACGATGCCGCCACTGACGGAATTGATGTCACTCCAACTCCAACTCCATAATCACTGCCAATGACTCCGAAACTACCGGCTGATGTAGCCGAAAAATACGAACTCGTGGGATGGACTGGCGGACAGGTACAGCACTTCGGCAAGCATGGTGTCATAGACATCACCAAGTTGAGCCTGGCACACGCCGACATCCTTGTAAAGCGCGGATTCTCGAAGCTCCGCGCCAAGACCACTACCGCGAAAGCCGCTAAGGCCGACGCCCCCGCAGAGAAGTAGATAGTTGCATAGTCCGTGCCGGTACCCACTAACGGGTGCCGGCTTTCTTGTATGGAAAAAGCGAGGGTATGGTTGGAAAACAACGGCAGCTACTCAGAAGGCGTGAAGCTGCTGGAAGCGCTGGGTGGTAAGATCGCCGACTATACGCCATACCTTACTACAATGCTGGTCCCGCCGGCAGCGAAACAAAAACTGCGCGAAGCAGTAGAATCCCGTCTTCCCAACATCATCGCACAGCCGATCACCGCCAACGAACCGGAGGTGGTGAATCAATACCGAAACATAGGCCGCCGCTTACTCAAGCAGCAGGCCGATCTGCACTCGAAGATGAAAGTAGCAGCTACGGACACCGAGCGCTACCTCCTTGCCGAGCAACTTATGGAAGAAGTCATCCCGGAAATAGACCGGGTATATGATGCCATCCGCGACTACGAACAGCACCACGTTGTACCTCCACCACCAGAAATGGACGCTGTGCGCGTAGCTGCATCCAAGCTGATGAAGGTGAAATACCTATCCGACCGTATTTCCCGGCTTCGCCGGTGGATAGATACTGGCGCCAAGGATAAACAGCCACTAACCGAGGCAGAAAAAGCAGGATTCAAGGAAGAGATCACAGAAAAAGAGGCCGCGCTCGAAGCCTTGCGCATCGAGCTTGGGCTGAAAAATCAGGGAGATGAAAACACATACCAAGCCGAATAAGCTGCCACAGGTAGAAAAAGTAAGGCAATACTACCTCACGGCGGGCACCAAGCACCCAGTAGAACTCACAGCATTAGAGGAAGAATACCGTCTGCGCCTCTGCCAGATGTGGGCCTTACTCACTCGATACCACACGGATGAACAGGCCGTGAAAATTCACATGAAGAACACCGGCATGGTGCATAGTACGGCTTACGCTGACTTGCGCAATGCCATTTCTATTTTTGGCGATGTGCGCCAATCGGAAAGAGAAGGCCGGCGCAATCAGATGTACGAATGGGCAGCTCGCGCCTATCAGCTTGCAGCCGATCAGGGCGACGTGAAAAGCATGAACCGAGCCGTGGAGAACATGATGACGCTGCTCGGCCTCAACCGAAGCGACGCCGATGCCCCCGATTTCAGCCAATTGGAAGCCAGTCTGGTGGTAGCTGCATTGCCGGAAGGCATGGAAGACGCCATCTTGCGAATGCTGAAAGGTGGCGCCGTGAACCTCAATAAGATGCCTGAAATAGAAACCATCGAGTATGAAGAAGCTGTCGCCGAGTCAAGAGCTGGCTCTACAGAAGGAAATTGATAAGCTGAAGAAGACCGGAGGCGGTGATTATGAGCGCCTCATTCAGCAGGTAGCTGCCAATCGGAAGTATGTGCGCCTGAACCTGCCTCAGCTCATGGCCACCCTCAGCAAGAGCCGCACGCTGGTATTGGAATGGGGTAGGGGCACAGGCAAAACCACCATCCTCGGCCATCGCATCCAATCCCTTGCCCGCGAGATGCCGCGCAGCACTGGCCTGTTCGTTGGTCCTACCTACCAGGCAATCCTCACACGCATCGTGCCCAGCTTGGTACAGGGCTTGGAGATGTTTGGGCTTTACCAAGACCTGCACTACTTCATCGGCAGGCTGCCGCCGGAGCGCTGGCGAACATCTTGGGGCAAGAGCTACCAACCTCCACGCAAGTACGACAACTACATCACGTTCTGGAACGGCATGGGGATTCACCTCATCTCGCAGGACGTACCAGGTGATGGTCGGGGCCTGAACAGCGACTTCATTCTGGGCGATGAGGCAGCGCTGCTCGATGCGCGGAAGTTGCAGGAGAACACCGACCCGACACTGCGAGGCACCAATACCTACGAGTTCAAGCGCAGCCACCTCTTTGGCTCGCGCATGTACATGAGCAGTACGCCGCTCACACCTGAAGGCGCATGGATGCTCGAATATGAGCAGAAAGCCATGAAGGAACCGAAGGGGTTCAACTTCATCAGCGCAAGCTGCGAACACAATGCGCAGAACCTCAAGCCGGGATTTCTGGAAGAGGCCAGACAGAACAGCATCGCCAACTGGATATTCGAGGCGGAGTACCTGAACGTTCGGCC